TCACGGATAGCATTTTAGGTTCTTTCAAAAAATTACTTGCTGAACTAGCGCATCAATCTATCACCAACCCCATTCTTATTCAGCTTGGATTGGGGGCGTCTGGTGGTGTCACTGGTGCACTGAGTGCGGCAGGTGGTGGCGCCGGGGGTGGTGGCCTTTTAGGCGGCGTTAGCGCCCTGGCTTCTGCCGGGTTATCGAAAATAGGGTTATCCAAATTAGCAGCAAGTGGCGTGGGTGGTTTTACCAGTGCTACCCTGGCGAATTTTGGAATATCCGGCGTATTTAATCGAACGGCTGACGTAGCGCTCGCAGGCATCGCTAACGACACTTTGATTTCGACGTTGCCTGGTGGTGGCACTGCATCGATCGACGCGATTAAGGGTAGTACGATTGATCCAAGTGGTGGTTTTAGTTTTGACCCGGTTAACTTTGCCGCTACAATAGGGGCGTCATACGCTGGCGGTAAATTAGGCAACGCTGTTGGTGAAAATCTCACAGGAAAACAAGCAAATAGCGCCATTGGGCAAACAATAGGAACATTAGCCGGATCATTTGCAGGGCCAATAGGATCTTTCATCGGCGCGACGATAGGGAGCTTTGTTGATGTATTGTTTGGCGGCGGGGTGCACGATCCTAAAATAACGGTTGAAACGACTGATCTATTACCGAAAAGCCTTAACGAACATAGCAGTGATGATTTTAACGTTGTAACAGAATCACAATTTGGCGGAATTAGAGCACTTTCACAACATGACACCTTTAGAGGCGCATCCGATAGAGCCATCAAAAGTTTTGGTGATTTTTTCGAAGGTATAGCAGAACTTGAAGACGTCATCGCCTCAACACTAACAGAAACACAAATAGGTAAAATTAAAACCGCAGTCGAGAAACAAAAAAGCACTATCAGTGAAGAATTAAATACAACTGATTTCATCACCGAGAGATTTCAAACGATATTTAACACGATTGGTGGTGAAGTTGACGAAATTTTTGACGCCCTATCTGAATCAGTCATTCAGTCAGGTGATGAGATCATAGGTGTAATTGATCAAATATCGTTAGCCGCTTTGTCAATGGAAAATGCTTCGGATGATTTTAAAACTTATTTAGATAATATTGACCAATTAACAATAGAAACATTTGCGGCCGGGGGTTCCCTGGAAGCTGTTAATCAGGTGCTATCGAAATTAGGAGATGAAACCCTAAGCTTAGATAAAGCGGGCGCGGATGCTGCGCAGTCAATGATAAGTTTGCAAGGCTCACTCGAAGACTTTATTGTTATTACTACCGCATTGCAAAACGACTTAGGTATATTATCAAGTTCATTGTTTGGTGATTTACAAAGCCGAATCGATACTGAACGAGATCGTCTCACCGTGATTCATGATGCCGCTAACGATCTATTTGATATTGAGATGAAACGATATGAAGAATCAATCGCGGCATCTGATAAATTAAAAGAATCTATCGCTGACGTTTTTCTAGTAGGAGCATCGGCTTCTGAAGCATTCGAATTTAACCAAAATAAATATGAGGAATTATTAGCGAGAGCAAATACCGGAGACGCAAACGCAGCCAATGATCTCGCATCGTTTTCAAGCACATTTTTAGAATCTGCTCAAACATTTTTCGCATCCAGCAGTGCGTTTAAAGATATCAAATCAAGCGTATTGAGTGATTTGAATTCAGTATCGAGTTTGTTTGATTCTTCCAGTGCTCCAAATGTTCCTAACGAATCTTTAACATCGGGTAGATTAGAATCACTCTTAGCTCAACAAATTGAGGAATCATCTTCACGCACTTCGTTTGATCAAGCGCTATTTGTCCAGTCATTACTAGAATTGAATCTGGCAACTGGCACGGACATAGATACTTTGTTGAGCGGCTTAGGACTCAATTTTCAAGATGTTAAAGGCGCATTTGTCAACGCTATCAAAGATTCATCGGATTTAAACAAGGATGGCATTGTTAGCGCGATAGAAATACAAAATACTTTATTGAATACGGATTCACCTTTATACAGATTATTAGTTGCTGGAAATGCAAACACTAGTTCTATCTCTGATTTAGGTACCATTTTAAGTACGATAGATTCTAATTCTGACAATAATTTAACATTACAGGAATTGATTAGTAGCGGTATCTTACCGGCTCAAGCGGCAGAGATTATCAGACTGGTTGACGCAAATGCAGATGGCAGAATTTCACCATTAGAATTAACTCTTCAGACTATGCTTCCGGGGGGCGGCCTGTTTGGTTTATTTCAATCTATAGCAACTGGTATTGATTCGATTAATTTTCCAGATATAAATGCTCAAGGAATTATTGATGCAGTAAATAATATCAATACTGAAGATTTAATATCTGCCGTTAACTCTATAGATTTAGACTCTAACGGCATCGTTACGGGTTTAGAAGCTGCTAATTCAAGTTTATTGCAAGGCATAGTCGATAGTTTGAATATAGATATTGACCTTAGTACTCTACCAGACATGGATATTGATTTTAGTACCATCGATTTCAATTCAGATGGGATTATCTCAAAAATAGAATTACTAACTTCAGCATTCGCGTCAAATGGCGCAATCAATAGTTTTTTAAAAGCTATCGGGATTAACACTGCTGAAACTGTTAACGCTGTTAACGAATCAGTTGTGTGGGCGGGTGACAACTTTACAGAGTTATCTAAAATTGTTGTAAATACTGGCAGAGAGGAATTTATTTTTCGAGGCAATCCTGGGTCTGGTGGTGGTGGTGGCAGTCGCGGCGGCGGGGGTTTTTTACGAAGTTTTGCAGATGGTGGCATCGTTACCCATCCTATGATTGCTGAAATTGGTGAAGGTGGCCAGCCGGAAGCGATTATCCCCTTGGATGATTTCACGGCACAAATAACTAAGCTTGAAGCAAAAATTGTTGAGTTAACAGAAGTAACAGTATTAATATCAGAACAAAGATCCGCCGAACATATAGAAAGACGTGATGCGGTTAATAAATCTAACGACTTGATTGAAGAATCTAATCAGAGTAATAGAACTTCCAGAACAGAAGGTATTTTATAATGCCTGTTATCTCAGATGCAGAATATTCAAAGTGGGAAAAATCCCCGACAGCGATAAGAGTCATTCTCGTTGAAGCGAAACATAGTAAAGGGATTGTTCTGTTTAGTACTAGATCATATATATCAGCAACCACGGATACTAAACCTAATCGATATTTCGAAGGTATAATAAAAGGTTCCGTGAAAATTGTTGATGCCGTGGACAAAGCTACTATTGGTGATATCGATTTGATAAATGATGGATCTCATACTGATTGGTTTAATCTTAGCTGGCGAGGATTCCCGATTAAGATCTACCTTGGCGATGCGAGATGGTCTTTTAGTAATTTTCGTATTGTTGCTAATGGTATTATAGGAGGGATAAGTGCGCCTTCTGTTGATACTTTTAAATTTTCTGTTTTGAATTCGTCAGAAGCTTTGAAGGTTTCAATTGGGCGCGAAATATCCCCCGTGGTGATAGGTAAGGTTTACAATATTAGACCAGTTTTGATAAACGCAGGATCGCTGATTTACAAAGTTAGTAGTGCCAAAACATCGGGATTAGATTCAATCACAAGTTTAGTCGTTAGGGATAATGGCGTGGTATTGGTAGTTGTAACTGATTATACGGTTGATCTGGTTACCGGTGAATTTACTTTAGTGTCTGCTCCGGCTGGACAAATAACCTGCGATGTTGAAGAGGTTAGTTACGCCCCCAAAAATATGGCTGAGGAAATCTGTCGTTTATCTCCTATAGATATGCATGGTGCTATGGATGGTTCAACGAATTCCTATTTCACGACTGGATATGGACAAGTCAACACTGATATAAAAATGACTTTTCAATTGGAAATAAATCACGATGGCTCAACTTTTACCACAAGACAATGTTTGTTATGTAGTTATTCTGAATCAACCGGCAGAGGGTATAGATTTTTAATAGAAATAGATGGATCGTTAGGTTTTGATTACGGAACTGATGCCTTAGCTTTCCAAACATATGCATCTTTAGCGAAACCGTCTTGGGCTGCTAATACTAGAATGTATCTTAAATTCGAAAGAACTTCTGACGATGGTAAAGCACAATTTTTTTCTTCTGACGATGGGGTTACTTGGGATACTGTGGGAATTCTTTTAACTGGTGGCGTTGGTTCCACTGGTTTTAATAATGGAATATTGGAAACTATAGGCACTGCTTACCAATCCGATGATGTTACTCCGAACCTTCATTTTACAGGCAGAGTATATCATGCAACGATAACAGATTTAGCGGTCTCTCCTTTTACTAAAACCCATGTTATTTTTGATCCATCCACATGGATATTTGGTACAACCTGGACATGGGATTCTGAGGGTACCCCATTGACATGGAATATTCTGTCAGGCGCAAGAGTAGATCAACATGGGGTTTTATTTGGAGATTTATCTAATATTGTTCATGCTACATTACCGCAAGATTGTGGCCTATATATAGATAAACCCACACCAACGGAAAATTTACTTAGAGAATTGATGAACACTGTCGGAGGTTCTTTCAGTTTTAACTTATTAGGAAAGTTAGAAGCTTTTATTGTAAATAAACCTAACGACTATACAGAATTGAACAATCATCCTAACGCGATAACTGCCGTGTTAGTGAATGAGACCAATGTCATTAGTAATCTTTTACCTAATGGATTCTTTGATGGTTTCGATGTTGGGTTTCTAGCCACGGCAGCGATTGAGACTGTTATTAACGATGCTAACGAGGGATTGTACTCTATATTTATAGATATAGATGGTTCTGGTGGTCGATATTCGATGAATTTCGAAAAGGCATTTGATTTGATCGATGGTGTTGATTATGAATTAAAAATAGTAATGAGGCATTCGGGAACTGGTGATCAGTTAAGATTCGCTTTAGCAAAAGACGATAAAATTCATGTTGCAACATCTATCGATATATTAGTTTTGTTAGTTACTGATACTACTTTTATAGAATATACCTACGTTTTCACTCATGCAAAAAGCGAGCCTTTTTTAGGATTTAGAGAGGATAGTATAGCGAACAAAGGTGGGGTGTATATTGCTAGACTATCTATAAAGGAAAAGTTTTACGGTAGTCTAAATTTAGATGAGAATGTAATTGCTCCCCTTTATGAAAATGGCATGAAACATCTTTCAACTGAAGAACCTATTAAAAATCTTGAACTTGGTTTCCAGAAAAATTGGAATGTTCAAAGTGCTGATTCGTTAGCGGGTGCGGTTAGTGTTCAGGATAGAGACGACTTTTCAAGAGATCATCAGTTTGTGAATACTTTTAATTTATTGCCCGATTTCCCGATGGCTTTATCTAAGAGAGTATTAACAATATTTAGAAACGAAACAGATACACAGGATGAATGTGATAGACGACAATTAATCAGAGTGAAAAAAAGAAACACCTATCTAATAAAATCTTTTGTTTCTGTTAATGATGTCAAAATAGGGGATGAAATAAATATATCTTATCCAGGTTTTTTGTTTTTTGATAAACAAACTTCTATGGGTGCGATTGTTTTAGAAGTCAGAAAAAATATAGATGACATACAAACCAATTTAGTGGTGTGGATATGAACGATACAGATTCTAATTTACATTTAGTGCCTTATTCTGACTGGGATGGGCTCACTATAACCGTAACGCCTGCGGCTGAATCTGATTTACCTATTGAAAATTTGTTAGATCCTAATGCTACGATAACGAGAATATCAGGGTCTCCCGATCCAATAACAATCAAAGGATCAAACACCACGGATCTATTAGCCGGGGGTTTTGCGTTGGCTAAACATAATTTACCTGAAAACACGACAATTAGAGTTAGGTTATATGCTGACATAAACCAAACTGGTACGATCGTGTATGACAGTACTGCGATATCGATTGTGCCGGTTACTCCAGTAGGGTTTGATGCTTGGGATGATATTTACCCTTTAACTTTGCCTAACACTTTTTCCGTTTGGTTTACAAATGTCACTTACAAGTCATTTCAGGTTGATATAGATCAGCCAGCTTCGCCAATCGCAATAATTGATATCGGGCGTTTATTCCTTGGGTTTGCTTTTACTGCTACAGTTAATTTCTCAAAAGGGGCATCGATAGAACATGTTGATAAAAGCATACACAAAAGAACGGGAGGGTTGGGAATACGAACATTAAGTATGGCACCATATCGAAAATTCGATATTTCAATTAACCATATGCCACTATCAGACAGAGAGCAATTATTAGAGCTATTAGAACGATATGGAAAGGGCCGGGATATGCTAATATCATTAGATCCAATGGCCACTAATCGAATCAGCGTTGAGAATACAATGATCGCAAAACGGATCTCTAACAATAAAGTTGTGCATATCGGGCCGAGTATTTTTTCTCAAAAATTAACTTTTGAAGAGACGTAAAAAAAAGTGATCAATCACCAAACAGCTCAATATTTTAAAATACAAGAACTTGTTCCTGAATCAATATATAAACTAAGGGGCGAAAAAGCTTGGCAATTAATCGATGAAAGATTGATTGCGAATCTCGATTGTATAAAAGAACAATTGGAAACTATTTACAATAGAAAGATTCCCATCACTGTTAACGATTGGTTATGGGGAGGGAATAGGGTTGCATCTGGTCTTAGAGTGCCAGGTCAAAAAGAATATTCAGAAACTAGCCAACATAAATTAGGTAAAGCGGTTGATTTTAAATGTGAAATACCAGCGCATGATATTCGAAATTTAATCAGACATGGCAGTATCATATTGCCTTACCCTGCTTGTTTTGAAGAGTTTAACGGCATGTCGTGGGTTCATATGGATGTTAGAAACTTTGTAAATGGACAGGTTTATTTTTTTAAAATAAAATGAGAATGATCATGCGGAAATTTACATTTCAAGATATAATTGCAATAGCATCAATATGCGGTATTTGTTTAGCAATGTATGTCGGGTATACGTCTGGTAAGATGGTAGATGATCATGACGGAAGTGAAAGCGCGCATATGTATTCTCAAAATGATATTGCAGAGTTAACTATAAAAATGGAACATTACAAAACAATTAGCGAGTTAATTCAAAAAAATAATGAGGCTGTACAATTAAGGAATGAAAAAGATCATGAAGATATGCTTATCATTCTAAAAGAAATTAGAGAGGCAATGTGAAATGGGAATTAAAAATCTTTTAGGAATAGCAAAGTCGTTAGCGCCTAGTTTATTGCAGCAAATCGCGCCAATGATTGGCACGTCCATAGGTGGCCCGGCTGGTTTGATGGCTGCAAAACTCATCATGAACAAATGGAGTGGGGCACCTGACGACGCGGCACTGACCCCCACTGAGCTTGCAATGGCCGTGGAAAACGCAACACCTGAACAACTAACAGAATTAAAAGAGTTAGATAATAACTTTAAAGTCGAGATGGAAAAACTAGGCGTAGATGTTTTTGCACTCGAGGTTAAGAGTCAAGAGAGCGCCAGGGAATTAGCTAAGCGAAATATGTGGCCGCATATTTTTTTAACGGTTGCATTTGTATTGAGTTATTTCGGTATGCTTTTTGGGTTAATGACTGATACGCTCACTGTGCCAGAAAATATCGAAGGCACATTATTAGTGTTAATCGGATTACTGACACGGGAAATACCGACGATCATGCAATTCTGGTTCGGCTATAGCAGTCACGAAACTAAAGAGAAAACGCTTTAATCAAGTGTTTTTGTAATTTCGTATTCAACGTTGTTAAGAATTTTACGTGCGGTATCTACATCACTTGAATAGAAACCCGTACCTTGTAAATCGATTAATTTATCAATTGCAATTTGAACTTTTTTAATCGCGCGTTCTTTCTCTGTATTGGTTGTCATCACTTAGTATCCGTTGATTCTGTTAGTGTAAAAAGTACCTTCTACTTTTGGTTGAATTTTACCCATTAAAGTTGCGTCCGTATCTGTAAGCAATTGTGTTTCTGTTGGCCCATCGTTTTGTCTAAGCCAATAAGCTCTTGCCGGGTAAAATTTATCCCCAAAATACCGATCGCCTGTTTTCATTTTATGACCGAGTAATTCTATATTCCATCCTTGTGAATAAAGTTCATCGACAACTTTTTTTAATGTCATATTGGAATCAATTCTAATCACCAATTCTATCGGGTCGTCGTCATCCCAACAAACAAAATAGGACGCATCTTCTCCCCAAATAATTGGGTTTTTATACCAATTCCCCTCTTGTGATTGAACATAAGTTGAGCACAAACTCATCTTAAAAACTCCTTTTCTAAAAATGTCGGCAGTATCTTTATTTTTAAATAATTCGATACAGTGTGAAATATATTTGTCTTGTCTTCTCATAAAAATTACTGCTTTGTTTAAACAAGCGTTTCTTCAATGTCATATTCAAGGTTTCTCAATATTTCTAGTGCTCGATCTATTTCGCTCGAGTCAAAACCCATGCCCTGTAAATCGATTAGCTTATCGATCGCGATTTGAACTTTTTTAACCGCGCGTTCTATTTTTGTATTAGTCATTATCCTTCCTTATTTAAACTGTTAACTTTCAATCCCAGATTTCGTAAGGCTTCAATAATTCAAATAAAGGAATTATTTTTAAACCAGTATTTTTAAGCCACAATTCCATACCTTCGGTATCGTCCATGGCAGGTATTTCACAGAAATCTGAGCTATTAATATAACAAACCCAATAGTCATTTGTTGTCTTAGCTACTGCTATATATTCGTCATCATATGATGATTGAATCGCCCACAACTTTATCTCGCTGTCAATATCAATGACAACTGATTCGCTAAAATTTATTAATTTCATGATTCTAATCCCTTAGTTAATTTGGTTACTTCTACCTAAAAGCCCGCTCAATCAGCGGGCCAGTGGAATGTGGAATGTTTATATTAAATTTCAATCTCAATATGCAATTTCGCCGCATCTTCGACAGTGAGTACAATTCCCTCAGCGTGCTCATACGCGCATGAAAATTCACTATCAACCGGATAGATCCATGTAACGCCGCGCATTCTACAGATCGCTTCCCCGTCTTCGCAATCCAAAATAACAGCGTTTCCATCCGCATTTAATCTATAAAACAGTTTGTAAAAAAGCTCATCCGGCTCGCTGTTTGCATCCATATACCCTTCATTGATTGCTAACTTGCCAGCAAAGGGGTCGACATAATGTTCGGATAAATACGCATCAAATTCCTTTTGAACGCCGTGTTCTTTTCTTATTGTTTGAAAAACTTCGTCGTCGTTGATTTCTTCTACGCCGGTTGACTTTTCGAGATCAACCGTTAGCAGTGTAGTAATAGCCCCGGCGTCGCATGTAAGTCCAGGTTCGAACCATAAACTTAAATTTACATTGTTAACGGTGACGTTTACTTCGATGGCAATGCTTGATTTGTCCGGCGCTTCGTGATCATTTGATTTGTTAAAATCATAAATCTCAGTGCGGTTGATTGTGATTTCAACGACTTTTTCGCCGTAATTTTTTAGTTTCCCGCATATCTCTATCCATCTTTTTTCGCCAAAAACTTTTTTAAATAGCTGGATAGCTTCATTGAAATCTAATCCTTCTACTTCCTGTTTTTCGGAATCAGTCATATATTGAGATGAGATATCTGTAAATTCTTGTTGCGCTATTCTTGGTTCCATGATTTTGTTCCCTTAGTTAATTTGGTTACTACTACCTAAAAGCCCGCTCAATCAGCGGGCCAGTGAGAAGTAAGCCCCGCGAATTTTACGTATGATTAATCCTAAAATCGATCACTTCGCTGTAATCTGATAATGTCTGTTTAACATATCGCAAAGTGATATAGTCTGAATCTTTTGGCAAGACAGTTGAGAGATCAGTGGTTTTAAAATCATTCAGAAAATCTCTAAGTTCAGCTAAATTTGTGAATGTGTAGCTCTCTTCAAAAGTAATTTCTAACTCACGACGAACCATGTCGTTACGCTCGCTATTACCATCAAAGCCATCGTAATCGCTATCGTCAGTGATATAGTTTTTCTTGATGTATTCAGTCCAAAGTTCGTCGGCATGGGATTGTTCTTTAACTGACTGTTCTACCGCGTCGAGTAACTCAGTATTGTATTCATCGTCAGCGACTTTAAAATGATTTGTAAAATCATCGTAATTATTATCGCTGTAAGCTGATAAATTTGAGCTAACAGCATAAGCATCTGACGTTCTCGACGTTTGAAAATCGAAGTAAAAAGTTTTATTGTCATACTCAAAAGTGACAAGGACACTGACCCCGCCTTTTTCGCATTCATTAGCATCGCGATCTGAATTGTGATCCAAGATTTCAGTGTCAGTGATATCAATTTTATGATAACTGACATAAGTAAAACCAAGTTCGTGATTCTCTTTTGATTCGCCATCCCATACTTTTAGATGGTCTATATTTTCACCAATCGATACCCAATCAGGTACGTCGGCATCTCCATTGATTAAAGCTCCCGCAAGTTCAAGTGGAGAAACTTCTATTTCTTGTAAAAATTTATTCAATCTTGTAGTCATGATATTTTTAGTCCGTAAGTTAATTTGGTTACTACTACCTAAAAGCCCGCTCAGTAGCGGGCCAGTGAGGTTTGATTAAAATTATTTTTTACCGTCCCAAGTTTATCTACCCTTTTTTTGTTTGGTTACTTCTACCTAAAAGCCCGCTCAGTCAGCGGGCCAGTGATATCGATTGAAAAATTAGTCTCGAGACAACATGTCAGTGCCGTTTAATTCTTTATGAAACATCACTCCCCTGACAAAGTGATCATTTGTTGCTTCTATATAGTCAGAAGCTTCCATAGGATTGTTGAAGATTTTAAGGCCGTGTGTGATCGAATAAGTAGACCAGTATTCGATGTGTCCGTCTTCGAAAGTCAGTACATTTGTAAACATTTTCTTTCCCTGGTTTGATTTAATTGATACCGTACATCTTACATGTCAGTTTACGCGTGTCAACTATAAATATCAATTATTTTCAAAAAAGTTGATTTTATTTATATTTCACAATTTTTTAAATAAATCGCTGATTCCAGTTGACACGCGTAAACTATCATGTAAGATGTACGGCATCAATCAAAACAAATCAAAAAGGAAACCGAAATGCTAAAACTACAAACACCATCCGGCAAAAAAATCAACATCAACATTGACAAAATGACCGCCGAGATTGCAGAAAATAATATGCACGGCAAATTAAGTGGCCGTGCTCTTATCATTCCTAATATCCCGCAATATCGCAAAGCGTTGGATGTGGCTAGCCATTACTTCAGAATTGGCCCCAATTTTGTCGCGCTCACCGAGCAAAATGCAAAGGTTCTTAACCGGGCTTTTGACGAAAAAAAACAAGCGAAAAAAGATAAAATAGAGCAGGCGATTCCTGGACTCGAAGCGCTCTACGCGGTGTTGCGCGAAGAGGAATACTACGAAGAAGCATTTACTCATATGATGGAAAACGAAGACAACGATGGCGCTAACCCGCCTGCTGGGCTAGCTGCAAACAGCGACGAAATCAGAGCCAAATATCCCAAAGCTTCGATCTATGTCAAAGCCGAGTCGTATACATACGCTAGCGATTATCGCAAGTCGGCCGCAGGTAAAGAAGCAATGACAGTTTTAGAGGACGGCGGAACGATTGAAGCAGCGACAGAAATTTTAGAAAACTGGTTACCTGAAAACGCAAGTTGGAACTAAATTACTGGGCTAACCAACACACCTGGAGCTGAAAAAGCAAAACTAAAATATGAATCGTAGAAATTGATTTTATGTTGAGAAATCCATGAAAATTACATATAAAAAGCAAACATGCACACGATGCGGCGGCACGGGTGAATTTTCGTATAATCAAATGGAAGGGACTAGATGCCGAGGATGTCGCGGATCTGGCAAAACTTTAACACGCAACGCATCTAAATCAGCAAAAGCTGTGAAAGTCTATATAGACGAAAATTACAGCAGACCGGTCGATCAAGTGAAAATTGGTGATCAAATTTTTACCGGTAGAGGTTATTTTAGAGTGGATAAAATCACTCATACACCTGGGTGTAAAAATAGTGAAGAGTATATTAATTTTTGCCAAGAAAATTTTTGTTTCGGTTATCCAGTCGGTAGTCACATTGTAGTTAGACCAACTGTCGAGCAATTCAGAACCAAAGTGGTGTCCTACGCACAACAACTAAAAGATGTTGTTATCATAAAGGAAGAATGAAAAATGAAACTGACAACCGCTTTACAAAAAGTTTACGATCATCGAAAAATGATGCAAGGTGAAAAACAACGTATAACCTGTCATTTAAATTCTTGCCAGGTTTTTCTGTATAGTAGAAGAACGAGGAAAGGAGTCGTTTTTTTTGCATTAGGATATAAAGGCAGATCGAAAAAAACATATTTTCATAGAAATTTTGGTAATGATGAAAGTAATAGAAATTCCTATGTATCTGAATTTATGAATCGCTGTAAAACCGAGCAAATCGAAAAAGAAAGAACGCCAGGGAGGGCGCTAGAAGTCGGTAACGTACTGTCGTGTTCATGGGGTTACGATCAAACGAACGTTGACTATTATCTAGTAACTGAATTGATCGGAAAAACTCAAGTGATGATTGTCAAAATTGGCCAACAATTAATTGAATCATCTAATATGACAGGTAAATGTATCCCTGATATTCAAGTGCACATTGGTGAGCCGATGCGTAAATCTGTAGCGGGCGATCACGTCAAAATCAATTCATATTCGTGGGCATATTTGAAAAAGTCTGAAAAAGTGGCCGGGGTTGAAATTTTTTCACCTGACAATTATACGTCATACGCATAAGGGAGATTTATGAAAGAGACCGATTTCAACAAAGCAATTCTCAAGCTTGATCTAAGCGATCAAGGTGTGACGTTGGCCAGGGCAATTCTATGCGATGGATTGCCCGTGTCGGTAGTCGCTGACACACACGGTCTGACACGTCAAGGCGCAAACAAAATCAAGAACAAGGTCTTGACTGCGGCGGGAATCAATATGTCCTCAGTCGTGGTCAGAATCGTTGCTGGACGTGAAGATGAGTTGACTACAGCGGTTAATAAGATCAATCGCCGTGGTAAGAAAAAGGAGGCGTTATAATATGGAATTTGATATGGAAAATTATCATTGCCCGAAATGTCACAAGTATGTGAGCCCTGACGACGGTTATTATGATTCAGACACTCCAGAAGTGTCGTTAGAAGATGGCGAGTATGTGGCATGTTTTTGCAATAAATCTTGCGCTAATAAATTTCACAAGAGAGAGGAAAACTAGATGCAATTTCAAGAAGCTTTAGATAACGTTAATTTTCAAGATAGTGAACTGATTCATGAAATAACAATTAGAGTGAAAAAAATGTTTCCTGCGTTGGATTATGACTCTACAGATATGGATATGGATCTAATTGCGGTACATGGTTCGTTAGGTTTACGGCTAATTGAAATGCTAGAAGGTGATAGCTTAAACCTCATGCATGATATTTTCGGTATTGCTCACAATCTTAATCGAGAAACGTTGGAACTAGAAAACTTTTTTTCACCGCGATATGGTAACCAATCACAAGAAAACGAAGCTAAATTATTAGGTTTGTCTATTTCTCGTTCCCAGTCAAGCGAAAGGAAAAGCCAAGATGCGTAAAACTCAAAAGCAATATCAATGTTCGAAATGCGAATCAAAATTAATAGAAGAATTCATATTCCGTAACACATTTGGGATACGTTGTCGAAAATGCGGTCACGAAAAGTTATCGACAGATCTAAAAAAAGATGTTGTTGATCTGCCGACAAAAAACCCTGGTAAACCCAAACAAAAGAGAGTCTAACTAACTCTCTTTTGTTTATCAGCAGGTCTATTTTCCTCGGTTAAAATATGAATCGTATTGATGTGAAAATATCGCCAGCCTGCACTTGTATCTCCCTTAAGCAATAACCATGTCTCCCCTTCTTCGATTTGTTCGGCTAAATAATCCCCGCCAAGTTCGTCATACTTAAAACGACTGATACCGCAATGAATTTGTTCCGTGTCGTCGGCAATGATGAATCTTAAGGTGTGGCTTTTACCCTTAAGCATCTCGCCGCCTCTTTTTAAGATCTCGTTATATTCATTAAGATCACGCAAGTTTTTTTCGATTACTTTTGCGCATAACGTCCATGAGCCATCGCCTTTCACTTCGCTGATATAATTGGGGCGTGTAGGCAAGCCCCAACTGTCAGGGTCATCGTAGAAATGACCCCATAGATCATACGCAGGATATAGCGTATCAAAGGGAGTCACAGGGTTTAACAAAGTTTTCGCTAACGATGGCGTATACCTACCCTCGGCTGTTCTCGCTTTCAAAATAGCTTTCGCTTTTTTCTCCCCTATTCCATCGATGATCATCAATCCACCTAAAATCACACCATCACTAACAGACCAGTTTAGTTGTGATTTATCTGCGTCAATTGCTTTGTATTCAAATCCATGTTGTTGCACGGCTTCTCTCAGTAGACGCAGGGACGATTCTTGATCTTTTGGGTGTCTAAGATTGGCGACAGTGAATTCAAGCGGATGATTAGCTTTAAGATATGCGCACCAATAACTAATATAACCGTATGCTATCGTGTGGCTATTGTGTGTGATCGGCCCACTAGCGAGCACAAAATTATGGTGTTCTGGCATTTCAATATCATATGTGGGGTGTTTGCCTGCATATTCAATTTTAATTAATGTTTTTGTGTATGTCGGGAATCCTGCGCTATACGGAATTTTCGAAGGTTCTTTTTTATAATGTCTTATTTTATGACATGAAGAACAAAGCCATGATAGATCGTCAGGTCTATCATTCCCATAATTAAAATCATTATGGTGCGCTTCCATTCGTTTTATTTTTTTAGAACAGTCTTCACAAGAGTTGTTCTTATTTTTTTCTCTAAAATCATCGATACACTTTGTTTTTCCATTCAAATATGCAGGGTTATATATTCCTTTTTGAAAGCCACGTCCCTCATATGAACCTGTCGCACCTTTAGAATAAACGTTAGGTTTCATATGTTCGACTGCTTGAGTTTTTTTATCACCACAAGTAATCATATCATTAATAACAGCATCCCCTATTCTTTTCCATTCCCCATTGATTAAAAATTTATGGTCGGCAGGGCATTCAAAAAATTCACCGTCAGATAGCGTATAACGATAACAATCTTTGTTACCTGAAAAAACAATATCTTTCGCCATTTGTGGCCTAACGATATCATCTTCACATTGACTCAACAAAACCGGCATTCCTTTGCCTTTGTTTTTCTGCTGCCGTATCCATGGCGAAGGGTGTTTGATATAATCATTGTACAGGGTTTTTATATCTGTATATTTCCCATATTTTTGATTTCCAAACGCTAATCTTATTTTTGTGTCATATTTCAGGCACTTATTCATGCCCCATTTACCAAATGTTAGCATACTTTCCCATACTTCTATCGCTTCGTCGTCAGGAACATTGTTTTCTTTCGCGCCCTTTAAAAAACTGTCTCTATATTTATCAAAAAATTCCTTACCTAACGTTTTTGATGCAGCTTTGCGAATTTGTGAAACTTCTTCCCATGACATGTTTCCCATTTCGCGACAGAGGAACATCAATTGTTCCTGATAAATAATAACGCCAAAAGTGTCTTTCGTGTGTTTGATATAAATGGGGTGATTGCTAGTATATTCTATCGCTTGTCTTCCTGTGCGACGTTCAGCAAAAGTTGTTGCGCCGCCAGAATGTAAGGGGCCAGGTCTCGCTAACGCTGTTATTGAAACAATATCATCAAAGTTTTCCACCCCCATCGACTCGCAAAGCATACGCATTGCCTGACCTTCAAATTGAAAAATACCCCCTAAATTCATGTGTTTAAAGACTTGATAACTTTTCGCATCGTCAGTGGGCAAACTATAAAAATCAGAATAAGCCATACCAATCTGATCAGCACAATCTTGTATAACTGTTAGTGTTCGCAAAGATAGACAATCAATCTTAAGTAAACCTAAATACTCAGCGCCTGATTTATTCAGCATGACTGAACCTTCACGATCATTGATGCCGCCGAATTGGTTAATATCTTCATTACAAACAATAATACCCGCCGCGTGTTTTCCTGCGTGCGTTGTGTGCATTTGAATGCGTTCGGCTAATACGATATTAGGATATTTATTGACGAAATCTTTACCTATATCTGTCGTTTCCAACGTATCTTTTATTGATACTTCCGCTCTTGCATCTCCCATACCACGGTCGACAATTGCATCTTTAAGATTTTGAACCGCAGCCCTTGGCATGCCTAACGCGATACCCGTGTCATTTATCGCTGATCTCGCTTTGTATTGGTTGATGTTTGAGATATAACAAACATTGTCAGCACCATATTTTTTAAATAGATATTTAATGATGCCTATTCTTTTGTCGTCAGGGAAATCTATGTCAATGTCGGGCAAATCAGCTCGGTTAAGATCGATAAAACGTTCAAATAATAATCCGTGTTCGAGGGGGTCAACCTCTGTAATTTGCATTAGATAACAGATAAGAGATCCGGCAGATGAATTATGCACTGATATATCATTGATGTTATAAGTATGTGTGTTGTCGATACTTAAATCATAAACTTTGCCAGAATAATTGAATCGTTTTATAGATTTCACTTTTTTCAATTTTAGCATTTTCATACTCTAATTTTGTCAACACGATGATTTTTAATTCGTACATTTGAAAAATCCATTTTATTCGAATATGCTGGAAGTTATGAATTCCAGTGTGGCATGCATTACACAACGGGATTAGATTATCTGGAGAGGATGCCCCATTTGGCGAGATATGATGAATTAAATAACTGGATTCATTGCATAATTGACATTTATTTTCATACATCTCGTGAAATAAATTTCTATATGTTTGGGTGATATAGTATTCATCGAAATGTTTTTTCAATCCTTTTTTTGAAAATCTAACAGTTATTGAATTTAGAGCCCTTTGTTCTGGTTTATTTTGTGCTATCAGTTGGGATTTTGAATTTGATAATCGAACTTCGTTTAGACTATGAGTTACTTTATTTATACAATCAGCGCATAATTGAGAATTTGGTAAATATTTTCGACTTACTAACTTTCTATGTTGTACTAATTTCGTCATGTCGCATATTTTGCATTCTAATTTTACAAATTTTTTCGATGGTTTATCGAGTCGTGAAATGTCTGAAAAATCTATATAATTTAACTCCTTCCATTTTATCGCTAAGTCATACGGCCAACCAAGGGATATCATTTTGGATAACCACATAGGATATTCGTTCCCTAGTTCACTAATTGAATATACACTATCGGAACTTGTTAGATCGCCAGCTTTGATCCATCCATTTTTAGTCATTATTTTATGATCAAGAGTGCATTTTAAAATGGTTCCATCTTCAAGTTCTATTTCTACCATTTCTTCCTTAACAAGATCATACGAAAACACATCGTTAACTCTTCGTCTTACTCCATACGAATCGAAAACATGGTTTCCAATAATCACATCCTGTATTGCCTTTCGTTTGCCTGATGCCATCCTGACTAAAGAATTTGGAGAAAAACAACCACGGGACGGTCCGACTAACATGGTTTTTTTGGCGTAGATAACCACGTCATATACAATCAAGAAATAATCCCCAAATGCCTTTTCTTTTATGATATTTAATTCACGTAAATAGCGGTCTTTGTATTCGCCAGGATTATCAATATCAACGCCTCTCAGGATGGCGCCTGATTCACATATTGATTCTATAGTTTTACTCCCCTCATACTTGATAATAGGGGCTTTTGGCAGCACCACATTGCATTCGTCAGCTATCTTATGGGTATTAAGTTCTGCATCTGGACAATCCCACAAGTAGTCAAATTCATCTAACGATAATATATGTTGCGGGGTGGTTCTGTTTTCAAATTTATAGGTATATCCATCGCCTCTTTTTTGAAAACCTGCCACTATTTGATAGACTTCTTTATCTTCTGGGGTGTTGAAAAAATTATTTTGGAGATAGACTTTTGGTAAGTCAATTGATGCAATCATTTTATGCGTAGAAGTTGTCAGTGCAATATAATCAATTCTCGAGTCTAGGGTCTCGATATTTTCAGCAATCACAATAACATTATCTGACAATGCATCAATATCAGATAAACCGATCATTGGCCGGTAGTAAAACTTTTTCCATGCCATGGTGACTAATCGATTGAGTTCGTATAAACCTTGTTGATTCTTCGCAAAAAACACATAAGTGGGGCCAAAAATACCACGGACGCGCGCTTCTGGATCTTTCAAAACTTCAAGCCTGATCCCATAGATTGGCTTGATATCTTTATCCTTGACCAGTTGTTCAAGTTTTACGTGAGCATAGGTATTATTAAAGTCAGCGATTCCGATCGCTTGACCGGGACAAAATGGTAATAAATCTTTCAAATGACCGTAGGTCTGGCGAAATGAATACTCTGTTCTGACCCCCAAATTGATCACAGAAGGCCGTTGCCTTTCATCCATATGATGCAGTCAATCAGGGCCAAAACGTCCGCCTCCGCCCTATGGGCATTGATTATGATGGATTTCCCGGTTGCGATCTCGTGCAGAGCCCCAAGTTTTAGTCTTTTGTTGTTAATTGCCAAGCTTTTCTCGACCGTACAGACGTGTTTTTGCGGCCAGGGAAAATTGAGCAGCTTGTCAATTCTCATTAATTCATGTTTCAATATTCCGATATCGAACGCGCAATTGTGCGCAAAAATCATTTTTTCACCCAGAAAAAAGTCGCAAAGTTCATCATAAATTTGAATAAATGTTGGTGCGTTGACTAGATCATGATCATAGATATTAGTAAGTTTTGATATTAGCTCCGGTAGAGGAAAAGGTGATTTTACTAGCGAGTTGAATCTGCCGTATATTCCCCCATTTTTGTCGAATTTGATTGCACAAATTTCAATCATGTACGGCTGTAATTTTAGATTGATAGCATCGGGTTTAATTAGGCCGGTTGTTTCAGTATCAAAAGCGATCATAAAAAGCATTCTATTATGTATAGAGAAAAAAGATAACCTAACCTATTATTGTTAGGTTATCTTTTTTTTTAACCAGGGAAGGTTAAGTTGTTGCGGCTTCTTTTGCGGATGCGGCAGGGCCGTTCAAATTTTCCGCCATTTGTACTGCTACCTGAAAAAATTCCCAAAAACGATCAATTGTTTTTTCGTTTTTGTTCAGCTCGAACATAAATGTAGAAAACTCTTCTTTTGTAGCGCCAGGGTTATTGATCATGAATTCATAAACACGGCTTTTCCCTTTCGCCGCTGATCTAGGCGCCTTAGGAAAAGCTAATTCTGCCTCTTTACAGAATTTTTTCATTACATTAATGGCTTGTTTTTCCGACGTATCTGGCACAGTAGCGGAAATTTCATCACCGTCTTCATTTTTACCGCCGATGATTTTCAACAACGCTCTTTGTACGGTTGGCCAACCTTTGTTTATTGGTTTGAATTTCATTTTTTTCAAAATCGCATAGATTTTTTCGACGCGATCTTTCGATGTTATACGATGGCCTTGTTCTTCCATGATCGATTTGAAAAGTTTGGGCACTTGCAAAAAAGTAAGTTTTTCGTTGAGCATGTTGCACATGATATCTTCGTCACATAAACCCTTGTCGATACCATCAAGTACGGTTTCCAGAGCCAATTCTCGTTCTGTTTTACTGCTTTCTTCAGTCATTTCTGCCTCAACCGGTAATTTAAGTTTGATAAGTTCAGTCGCTAGGCGACTAGCTATGTCTTTGGATTTTCTTAAGTTGTCAGGAATAATAATCCCATTTTGAATCGCGATTCCCCTCATCGTAGCAACATTGTGTCCGAAACTATCGGGTGCGCTAGTATCATATATAAATTCGTCTGCGCTTTTGTCCGCTTCCACAACGCCACACTTTAAAGCGATTAGTTTCTCATTGATGAGATAATGCATAATTGCTTTTTTCTCTCCCAGTTTATTTAATTTCATTTCAGAAATTAAAGAGGTCAATCAAATCCGTTGAATTGACGCCTGCGATCAACACAGGAACCACGATTCTGTTGTCAAAAAACCGTCGTTTCTGCATTGTCCTTTGATATAGATTCTCCTTTGTTTATCGAGCATACTTCAGATTCACCCCCCTTTCTCATCTCAAACTGAGAAGATGAGAAAGGGGAAACGAATCTAGCTTAAATAAATTAGAAAAGATATAGCACAAAAATTCGTTTTTGAAAATTATTTAACTCTAAATAAAAACGAATTTTTGCTGAAAATTTTCTTATGTCCTCCACATTTAATTAATCTCAATTTTTTATAAATTACCGGCCTTTTTATCTGACCTCGATTTAATCTAAGATTTTCTGAGAGATCTAAATATTTAAAACCGCCTGCATAATTTTCTGGTTTATATTCCTTTTGAGCGATTTTTAAAGCATGGTTTTTATTATATGCTCTTATAATTCCTATCGCTAAACCATTTTTATTAAACATCACAAACTCCTTGTGTTTTTTAGCCATTCGAGACCTCATAATCGCGTGACAACTTATCGGCTAATTTCTTTGATCGCGATCGTTCCCAACAATGAATAAACGAATGTTCCGCACCATCGCCAGTTTCAAAACCTTCTCGATAAACTGACAACACATCACTTTTTCTAGCATCGATTCGAAAATCATCGTTATCTAGTCCAATCGCGATGAAGAGATATCTTTGAGCATTTTTATCAAAAATATCCTGAATCATTCTTGTTATAGCTTTAATACCCGTGTTTTTTATTCTCATAACAATTTGAAAACAAGACTCACAACAACTTTGCAAAACTCTTGTGGTGGGATTAGAACAATAATGGCAATCGACAACTTGTTTTCTATCCCCTGGAATATTCCCTTTCATATAATTTTTCTCCAATTGAAAATTTTTATATAACTTCGATAAATCGCTCCCTGTTTCCCATTACTTAAAAAATGAAAAGCCGCTTTCTTTTTTCTAATGCGGCTTTTTCATTTTTAAGGTGATATCAAACTCCTCCGATAGCCAGCGAAAGATCAACGATAGTGTTGACTTTTTTCGCTGTTTTGTCCGTGATCGGGTGGACTTTTGCTAAGTTTTTTCTTTCGAGGTTTATTTTGCTTTTCACTGTTTTTCGCAATATCGTTATTTCTGCGCCAGTGAAAGTTAACCCGCCTCTAACCGCGAGTTTGTCTAACAAACCTGCATATAACATACTACGAGGATCGTTTGGGTCTTCGATTTTTAACTTACCATCTTTGATTGCTGACTTTGCCGCTGTACGTTGAAACCTATCCAGCTTAATTTGATGTAGATGTGTATTCGGCATTAATTAGTTCTCCTAGTTATTGTGATGTTAAAAATTAACATCCAGAATCCAACTGGTTAGAATTGGCAACTGTGATATTAAATTTCATCGATTGATACTTGTTTCCCCTTTTTTTTATCGTCTTTTATTGCAATTTTAAGAGCCATAATAGCATCCTCAATTTTTATGGTAGTGAAACGATTATCAGAATCTCTAACTTTACCCTCAAGCGTTATCCTGTCAGGATAATAATAATGACCTAATTTTTTGTTTTTGAGAGGCACACAAATACCTATAAAAACACTGTTAGATACGTCAAAATATGTAGTAAAAGCCTCTTGATAACCAAAAAATTTATTATCTGTTCCGGTTGGCGTATATTCTACAACTAACGGAAATCCAGGTAACACAGTTGACCATCCAGCAACACAAGCGGCGGTATTGCATAAAGCCCCTTGTTTTGCTCGTTCTTTGAAAAGATCATTATCAATAGTATGTCTAGTTTTTGTTGATGTGATTTCTTCGCTTGCCCATTCGTTGATGTTGAAATTGTTAGAAACTATTGATTCGAGCAATTCAATTAACATCATTATGCGCCCTATGATCAATTTATTGCCTCGCTTTCATTCGATTCAATTTCATTTCGTATTTCCATAATCATGCGATCTAAATCTATCGCAATAGAACTGTTTAATGTTTCTATTTTTGCTTCCATTGTAATGTCAAATCCTAATCGACATAACGCATGTCGTATGCTGATTAAAGATTCTAACTTTTGGTTCAATGGAATTTTATTAATCGTCGTCTTCAATCCTTTTATCTGTTTCACTTTTCACCTCTTTTCGTTGTTTTCGATTATTAATTTTTTTGTCTGATTTTCCTGATTTACCATTTCTAACCCAATGGCGATCATTCTTTGCTTTGTTATTGTCGCGCTTTTTCTTGTGCTTCCTACTCATGCATTATATCCGATTTGCTTGCGTTCACTGGCTGACCAGTCTGCAAAATATGAATTTCGTATCATGTCGTTAGTCCATTCCTCAGAGCGCATCATGTCGCTAGCATCAATCATAAATTTAGTCGTCAGAGTCCTACTTAATTTGTTTCTCGTAATTTCATTTCGTATATTTCGACCCCACTCTAAGACCCGGCAATCGACTAACAATTCTTCTACTTCTTGACTGTAATCCATTGGCACGATACCAACTCTAAACGCCTCGATATTACCTTCATTAAATTCATTCAACGACCTTGCTGTAGCGATACAAATAAAATCTTTGTGTTTGGTAATCATCGGGTCGTCATGCTGCCCCGGTAAAATGAAATTATCACCCAAAATCGCGTGATTAATGAACGTGAGAATAGCAGGGTTAGAATCAATCTCGCTGATCAAAAATACACCCCCGTTTTTGTAAATTTTGATGAATTCGCCCGCTGTAAACACGGATTCAGTCAGATTTTGAGTACATTTTTGATATGAATACGGCAATTCGAGCGCTAGCGAAATCTGGCGAGCCGCATGCGCTTTTCCGCAGCCTGACGGGCCATACAATAGGATATTTTTACGTTGCTTGGATAGCGCCAGGATGGTCGCATAGGCTTCGTGATCGACCGTGGTGTGTGATTGAACGCTTGACAGAGGACTAAGCGTTGCAGGTGTGGGAATCTTTTCAATTTCGAATGATTTACTGATATCGGGGGGTCGATCTGGACGGATAACAGATCGTGCAGCAACTTTAATTTCATCTTTAATGGCTTCTGACAAAGTTTGCCAAATTTCCGAGCCTAAATCACTCATTTCTGCCGCTATTTCATCTTTCATAGTCTCCACATAAACATTAACATCGGCTTTAACATCGACGAATTTTTCGTCAACCATCCTTGCCATATTGATATAATAAGCAGTGTTCGATGGCGAGGCATAAGGATTATTCTTCATGATGATTAAATCATATGCTCCTTGATATTCGCTCGGATGCGATACTTTCATTTCCGCAAGCTTCATTTTATTTTGCGTTTCATTGTTCGATTGAACATCAAAAGAGATTCCCAATCTATCTAACATGATTCTGATTTGATATTTATTTATTTCGACGGTTGTTGTATCCTTACATTTTATCTTTTTCACAAATTCCCCTATTTTTGTAATCTTTATATTTTATCGATACAGCTTTTAATTGTTAGATGTACCCACTCGCTACATGTCAGTAGACTATCGTGGCTTTTTCTCATCTGTTCTTTAAATTCCGCAATTCTGTAGGTAGGTACTCCGTTGATTTCTAGTGCAAATTTTACTTTTTCTAACATACTCGGATCATTAATACTCACCAACGCTACTTTTATATCAACATATTTTGACGACATATTTTCCCTTTTTAATAAATTTTAAATTTTAGAATACAAATTGAGAGGGTTAATGTAAACCCTCTCAACAAAATTTACTTGCATTATTTAAAAAATTTCCCTTTTTGTTGTGAAAATATTTCCGTTTTTAACTAATTTTTTACGATTGCGCGATTCTCAGCGCGTGTTCGATGACTTTTAATTCAGTGTTATTTTTTTCTGATCTGAACGACTTTTTTTCAATCGTATTAGCTCCCGCGCGTAAACAAGCTATAAGATGCTTAACACGCGTCGTGTTTAATATGATGATTTCGTCGTCGGCAGCATCACGGAATCGTTGCTCGAGATCGTTATCCCGGTTTGATTCCTTGTGGATTGTTTTTGCGATTACTTTCATTTCGTTTTGCTTAAAATGCAGTTCGTAATTTTGTGGAGGTCTGCCTCTACCGAGTTTTTCGGTTGTTGAGACAGCTAGCGCAGAGGGTGCATTGCCTAATTTAATGATTTTTTTAGCTGCTGCGACTCTCTCACGCGCAAGCTCAATGACTTTTTTAGCCGCTGCTAGTTCATCTTTTGCATTTACGATTCGGATGCTGAGCGCGGCTAATTCAGCTTGAGCCAGGATTTTTCTGGCGGTTTCTACGTCTTTTGTTGCTGTTGTTTCGTTTAATGACTGGGATTGTGCCGAGTTTTTAGTCATGGTGTTTTTCATTAAAGTTGTCACTCTAAAAATTAAGTAAAGGGGCTTTTCAATCAAAACTTTGAAAAACCTAGGTAAAGTTCGCAAATATATTTCATATCTACGTTTAAAAATAATACGCTATTTTTTAAAAAAGTCTATAAAAACACAACTTTTATAGACTTTTACGCTTATATTTTTCTGATATATATTTAAAATAGCTAGACTTCTTTGATTTTTAAAATTATAATCAACGAAGTTGATTAACCCGACACAAAAGGAGAATTGTGAAAATGATAAAAAGCCAATATACGATAATAAATAAATCCGGCGACTGGATGTTGAATGAAATAATTACAGCTTCTAGTTCCAAAGTGGCATTAAAAATATTTTTGAAAGACCATGCGACTATATTTGGTCGTAAATCAGCTTGCATCAATGCTAAGAACGAGCTGAAAATTACATATACAGACGGAACTATGGATGTAATTGTCGCCCGGTCTCGATAAACGACTAAAAAGGGATATCTTCGTCAATAAAAACGGGGGAATCGGGCAAATCTGGCAGGGGAGGGGGAGCGTTTTTAATCATTCCCATTTTTTTCGTTTTTAATGACTGGTTTTTATTCCCTGGTTGCTTTTCCCCGAATTTAGCATCTAAGATTTGCACGTATCGGGATGAATTGTCGATTTTGATTTCGCTCGGCTCTTTGAATACGCCTTGTTCTGCATAATGTAACAAATCATCTAGGTTGCTCGGCATCGGTATGCCTTTTGGTAGTCGATACCTTATCCAATGCAACGCGCGGCGCTTGGCGCCCCCCGAGTGCTCAATGGTCACATATTCAGAGTAATAAAGGAGTCCTGTGTTATAGATAACTTTCATCATTGAGTGTCCGCCGCGTTTTGTGTGACGGGAGTATTCAACGGTCTCTACATTAACCCAACTGATCAACTCACTTTTCGCAGTTGAATCCTGCGAAGCAATCTCTATCTCTTGCAGGGTTTTCAATTGCTCTGCTTGTGCTCTCCTAATGATCTCTAATTTTGCTTCCGCAATCGCCTCTATTTTTTCTTTAAATTCAAATTCCCAGTTGCATGCATCACAAAATTTCGCGGCAGGATGGCAGATCAAATCACAGTTAGGGCAAATTTTAGCAACCGGGCCGCCGCCTTTTCTTTTCCCTTTTTGCTTTATTTTAATGTCATTGACTGGCCCCAACCTGGCAGTATTGCCCGCAAAATCAAGCACTAAACAATGTTTTTTAACAGTAGCTTCGATCGCCGCTAATCGTTGTGGTGTTGTATCAAGCGGCATGCCAGGTGCATAAATTACACGCAAACCTCTACCAATAGTCTGACAGTGAAAC